CAGAATCACTTTCATAATGATAAGCTGAAAAATAAGTGGTAGTTTTAGTAACATTATAGTTTGAACCACCATCTGTTGAAAAATTTACTTGGAAAGCAACATTATCACTAGCTGGGTGTATATTAATAAATTTAAAAATATATTTTTTATAAGTTGAGTCTATCCCACTTGTAAAAGATAATGAGGAACTACTACTAGCTGTCTGTGTAGATATTAAATTTAATCCACCACCTGATATTGAAGCTGGTAAAGCTGTGATTGATGATAAGGAATTGTTGTTAGCAAAGTTAAGAGCCATTGTTTAACTCCTATGTTATTCCGTAAAGTTTAATTGATCCTGATGAAATATTGCCAGTTGTAAAAAGAAATTGTACTCCATCTACAGCACCAGCTCTTTCACTTCTTCCACCACCAACAGTAGTCATTTGATGGTCACCATCTATTTGACCTGTTAGTCTAAAATCAACGTATGTATCAAAAGTGCTACTTGATGGTGAATACAAAAACATTCTTCCATTTAAATTTGCATTAGAAGCATTAGAATAAACATTAAATAGTTCTATTTTATTTTGGTTTGCACCTTGTGTCTCAGAAGCTGCATTAGATTGAAGTCTTCTAAAACCATAATCATAAGATGATGCAGTAACAAAAGAACCACCTTCTGCCATTCTCATAAATAATGTTTGAGCATTATCTGCTGCTTTTATATTTACAAAATCTAGCATGTAAGTATTATATGTGCTGTCAATATTTGAAGTGATACTTATATTAGCTGAATCACTTGCTGTTGTTGTAGAAAGTAAAACATGAGTACCACCACCTTTAATTAAACTGTAATCAATTCTTTTAATTACTCCAGCATCCGATACTAGAAATTCATCTGTATCAGCTGGCTCTGCTGTAAGTGCTGTCTGTGCAGAAATAACATCTGTATTTACCTTTGCTCCTGTTACAGCTGTGTTAGCTAAATCAGCAGTAGAGATAATACCATCAGCAATATCACTTGATGTTAATGGTGCATCTGTTGGTTTTTTACCTATGTAACCCATGTGTTTTAACTCCTAATTATTATGTGATTTCCATTACTGATAATGTGCCTGAAATCTTATCAGCTACTGAACAATCTATTTGAATTTTGTCTCCAGCTTCTAAAATAACTTTAGAACCTGATAAAACTTCTAATGAACTTCCTGTTGGAATAGTTACATTCTTAACTAAGAACGATGTACCATTAGCAACATTGTTTGCTCCACCTCTATTAGATGTTGTACTAACATGTTCTACTTCAGCTGTTATTGCTGATGTATGAATGTTAGCTAATACAAGACCAAGAACTACTGTAGTTGTACTTCCAGCTGTTGTATACATCACATAAGGTGTTCCAGCTGATGCTGGTTCTGCTGCGAAGTTGATTGCCTTAAACGTATTTGCCATTTGTTTCTCCTATTTATATATTTATCCTAAAGCTATTGCAAGTGCTGTTGGATCATCTATGTTTGCTTGAACTAAAGTTATTACTCTTGATAATGCTGCTTTTCTATTAGTTCCATTGGCACCATCATCTACAGCAATTAAATCAGATGTTGTTAAATCAGCTCCAATATCTGCACCACCATCAATATTTAATGCTGTTAAAGATACTTTATTTGCTGTTCCAATTGTTCCTAATTTTGTGTCTGCAATACTATTAACTGTAATAGTTATATTACCACTAGAAGTTACAGGTGTACTGCCTATTATAAATTCAGAAGCTCCTCCATCAGCTAATCCTACTGATGTAACAGTACCATTATTCTGAGGTGTAACTTGTGAAAATGTAATTGAGTCTGATCCTAATGATGCAGTATTATTTGTTGTACATAAAAAGAATTTATTATCATTAGCTGATCCTTGATTAGCAATAACCATTTGACCTGATAATTCATCTATTGAATCATATTCTGTAGATCTACCTGCTGTTCCACTAGATACAACAGTATAAACACCATTTTGACTAGCAGTAGATTGATCTTTAAGTAATACTTGATCACCTGTTGCAAGTGTAACACCATCAACTGTATCTCCATTTTGAAGATCAGAAGTTAAATCTAAGTTTCCTGTTGATGCTGCTTCTACTACTACTCTTGTTCTAAGACCTGCTACTGCATCATTAACATATGATGTTGCAGCTTTAGTATCTATTTGAGTTTGTATAGCTGAGCTAACACCATCTAAATATCCTAATTCTGTTGAAGTAACGTCAGATACTGCAATCTTTTGTGAACCATTAGATATAACAGCTCTATTAGCTGTCAAAGATTCTGTATCTATTGTAGTTGCTGATCCAGTTATTGTAGCCTGTTTAGCATCTAACTGAGTTTGAATTGCCGAACTAACTCCGTCAAGATAACCTAACTCTGTAGATGTTACATCTGATACTGCTACTTTACCTGATCCATTAGATACTACAGCACGACTTGCTGTTAAATTAGCATCATCAATAGTTGTAGCTGCACCTGTAATAGTAGCTTGTTTAGAATCTATCTGTGTTTGTATAGCAGATGATACTCCATCTAAGTAACCTAGTTCAGTATCTGTAACGTCTGAGACAGCTACTTTTTGAGAGCCATTTGAAATTAAAGCTCTACTTGCAGTTAAAGACTCTGTGTCAATTGTTGTAGCAGATCCTGTGATCGTTGCTTGTTTTGCATCTAATTGTGTTTGTACTGCACTTGTAACACCATTAAGATAATTAAATTCTGCATTAGATACTACACCAGTATTAATTCTTGCAGCATCTATACCAGTTGGAATAGAATCAGTTGTTAATGCAGCTAAATAAATAACTACTGCTTCATTAGATAAGTTTCCACTATCCCATGTAACATTAACTGTTGTATTTGTAGAAAAAGATGAACTAGCTATTGTTCCAACAATTGTTCCTGGAGTTGAAGCTACTGCTTTAATTCTTCGTCCAGCAGAATAAATTGACGTAACATTTGCACTAGCAATTGTAAAAGAAGTTGAACTTGCATATGCTGCTGTATGTGTACCATCACCATCTCCGTAAATAACCCATTGTGAATCATTATACCATTCTCTAATTTCACCAGCTAATCCTCTAAATGTATTATTAATGTTAGAAGGTAACATACCTTCAGCTACACTAATACCACCTACTGTAGTGTTATTACTTGCTGTACTGCTATAATCTTTTATACCTGCCATATTTTTATGCTCCTATAAACCAAGAAAATGCTTTGTTATTTTCTATGTTTTTTTCGTTGATTAATGTATTAATTGCTTCTTCAATTTGTCGTTGGAAGAACTCTTGTGTTTCAAAACTATATCTTACGTTATCTATATCTGTTTTATCTGTCATTATCTGTTACCTGATTGAACTGCTGTTATATCAATACCTTGACCATGATTAAACAATGTGCCACTTGGTACTTGAACATTAGCTCTAATATATCTTCCTGATTGTCTAACAGGATTTAAACCATTAGCATTCATAGTAGAAGAACTAGATTCTGTAGCTGTGTCTGCAAGTTTGTTTCTTGTTTTAATTGTTACAGTTGCTTCTGCATCTATAATAGGTCTTACTCCTGTAATAGAAGCTCTACTTCCAGGAAAAGCTTCGAACTCTGATGTTTCTATTTCAGCTATATTTGCAGATCCTGAAAAGATTGCTGCTTTATAGTCTCCATCAATAGCTCCTAAAAACTTTTGTCCACCTGACCAAAAATCTGTATCTAATGCTATGTTAATATTCTCTAGGTTAGTAGATATAATATCCATTAACTCTACAGTATAAGCTCCAACAAATTGGTTAAATATAAAACTAGCATCTGTTTCTGCTATAGACCATTTTTTAGTAGCATAGTTATAAATAATAATTCTATCGCAAACACCTGTAGTATTGTTTAAGTTATTTACTGATGGATAAAGCCACATAGCAAGTTGATTAAAAGGATCAACAGCTGCTACTATTCTATCTAAATATGCTTTATTAACATCAAGGTCAAAAAATCTATTTACTTTTTCTGCACCTATTGAAACTACATTATCACCTTGTATTTCGTAGAATCCATCATCAGCATAAAAGAATACTCGTCTATTATCTTGTGCTACAGTCTTACCATATACAGCTCCTCTATTAGGAGATATTACTGATAATCTAAATACAGTTGATCCACCAACATAATCCATACGAATAATTTGGTTTTGTCTAAATACATAGCCATACTCACCTGAAGTTATAGCTACAATTTCACCACCTGATCCTGGAAGATCTTGTTGATCAGATTGTTTAGTTCCTGATAACCAAGTTGTAATATCATTAATACCTGACCATTGGATTCTATTTTGATTTGATGTTTGGTTACCTGTTACTAAGAAATCTCTTATAACTCCTGAAACTCTAAATGTTGGAACAGTACCTGCTGTTTGTATTGCTGACAGATTAGCAAAGTTAGTTGATGTTCCCATTAAATAATATTGAGGTGCATCTACACCATTACTTGCTATAACATAATTACCAAATTGTGTGAATGTCCAAAAATCTGTATTAGTTCCTGTAAGAGATCCTTTACGTGATGTAAAAGCTCCACCACTTAATTGGTAAATATCTGTATTCTTTGCAACAAAATTAAATACAGCTCCTGCATTATCTCTAAATGATCCTCCACCTCTAGCATCAGCTGCTATATTATTAGAGCTATAGTTTACTAAAGAAGGAAATCTTTTATAAGAGTTTAATGCATAGTATACATTTGTTGCTACGTTAGCACCTGGATTCAAGTGTTTAGGTTGATCAGGTAACCATTCGCCAAAAGGTATTTGCATTATTTTCTCCTATAGAATGATAGATCTGTACTTACATCTGTTCTTTGAACAACAGGTGCAGATCCATATGAATCTTGTTTGTCATTGTTTTCACATCTTTCAAGAGATGCTGAATACATACCTAGCCATTGTTGCGTTTGGTTAGGGTCGATCCCACCGATAAAATTACTGGCATGATATAAGGCCCCATATAAATAAACAGATGGATGACTTGCCAAAATATAATTAGAGGTATTACTATCAGACAAAGCAGTAAAAGCTTTATAATATTGTAGCTTACCAGTATAGCTCGTATCAGGTTGGGGTGCGAATCTAAAACTTTCAGTACCATTATCTGACTCTATAGTATACGTTCTAGGCATACCTGAAGTCGAACCTCCTTTTATTTCAAACATATTACCTGGAGTTATATATTCCAAATGATATTTAGTACTAGCTGATAATATATGAAATGATCTAACAGCTATAAAACCTGTTGGTACAGTTACTAATTCTGCATTAATAGTAACATCATCATTCTGTTCCATTTGTCTTATACGTAACTTAGCATTAAAATCAGCTTCAGTAAGTTTTATAAAATCATCTTGTATCTCAGTTGTTAAATCTGATCTGTTTAAAAAATTTGCTATTGATGATTTAAGTTCTGTGTATGTTGATAATGCCATTACATTCTTCCTGATGCTGTTCTAAAGTAACGATACTCGCTACTATTTAGTTTTAACTTTAAAATTTTTGTTCTTTCTACTTTTGGTATTTGCCACCAATTATTAGTTCCATTATATTCTCTAGCCCATAGTTCTAAAACCATAGTTGGAATACTGGCTACACGTTTAATATCTTTTGTTTGAGAATAACCATCATTAAGATTATATAATCTTTTATTCTTTTGTAGAATAGGATTAACATCTTGTGATCTTTTAACTGTTATTTTTCCATCAGGTTCTACAAAATATTTAGTTCCGTCAGATTCCTGATCTCTTAATATAGACATTATTCACTTAGTTCTGTAACGTATAATTCTCCATTAGATCCACCAATTCTTAATACTGCAATCTTTTCTCCAGGTGAAACTTTAATAATTTCAACTTCATTTGCAGGTAAGTATGTAGTGGTAACTGCTGCTGTTGGCGATACAGCTACTTGTATATGACAAGCAATAGTACTTACTACTCTTATATATTCTATGTTAGCTGAAAAAGCTGCACTTGCAGAAGATGAACTTCCTGAAGTAAGCTTTAATACAGTTCCATGTCTTAATCCGTAATTCATATTATTTTCCTTTAATTTGTTAGGGGAGATTGCTCTCCCCAATATTAATTTATTATCTTCTTACTACAAATGTAACAAGACACTTCTTAGCACCACTAGATGCACCATCTGTAATGATTTCAATAATTCCAGCTTCAAGTACATCGTTAGCTGCTATAGGTGCAGACGAATCTACAGTTCCAGCTGCTGAACCTGAATGTGCAACAGTTATTGCAGATCCTGTCATAGCAGTTCCACCGATTTCAAAAGTTAATGCAGCATTCGCACTTGTTATTGCACCTTGTAAAGCAGTAATAATTTTTATTACTTTTCCACCATCAGGTACTGCAACAAATGTAGATGAAGCTGTACTAATATCTTCTATTTCGGCTTGTATAAAATAGTCGTTTAATGTTCTCATGTTTTCTCCTT